AATGGGTCGTAAGTATTGGAAGAAAAGATCATACTTGTTCCAAGGTTTTGTGCGTGAGAATCCTATCACAGACGATAAGACACCAGAAAATCCAATTCGCAGATTTATTATTAGTCCACAGATTTTTAACTTGATCAAATCAGCATTACTTGATCCAGAGTTAGAAAACTTGCCAACAGACTACCAAGGTGGTTTAGACTTTACAGTTACTAAAACATCAAAAGGTGGTTATGCTGACTATAGTACTTCAAAATGGTCACGCAAAGAATCTGCACTTACAGCAGAAGAAGCTGCGGCAATCGAAACTCATGGTTTATACAACTTGAAAGATTTCTTACCTAAGAAACCAAGCGAAGTTGAATTGAAAGTCATGAAAGAAATGTTTGAAGCAAGTGTAGATGGTCAAGCATATGACGCAGAACGTTGGGGTAACTATTACAAACCAAGAGGCGTAACAATCGTCTCGGCTGAATCAGCTACACCTGTAGTACAAACAGCAACAGCAACATCAGCAGTGGCAGATGAAGAATTTGAATCGGCTCCAGCTGTTGTCGCTCCAGTGGTTGCAGAGGCTGCACCAGCGGCTCCTACAGCACCAGTTGCAACACCTCCAGCAGGTGGAACAGCCAGAGCTGAAGACATCCTTGCGATGATCCGCAATCGTCAAAAGACTAGCTAAGTAGTACAATCTAGATGTTGAGTAGATTAGATGATATAATCTATCCAAACCGTTGTGAAGTTATAGAAATAGAAGCTTCACAACGGTACATCTATCCCATTTTTAAAAATGGCAGCTCAAGTTTGATTGACTACGCCAGACATCGAGGCTATAAAACTTTGGTCAATGAGCAAATTAAAAAACTTCCAATAATTGATGTAGTACTCAGAGATCCGATGAGTAGATTTCTTTCTGGATTTAATACCTATGTTTATATTACTAAACAAGCTAACCCACAATTAGATGTTGATACTATAATCTATTTTGCAGAAAAATATTTATTTTTAAACAGACACTATGCACCGCAACTAAGTTGGATTATTAATTTATCTAAATATACAAATACTTTGTCCAGATTACAATTACATGATATGTCGGCATTGGGTAAATTTACACCGTTCTTAATTAAAACCGATGAAACAAATATGTTATCAGAAGAGGTTATTAATAGATTAAAAAATAATATACATAATGAAATGTATCAACGATTAGATTATAAATTATTAGAACTAGTAGGAAAAGAAGTTACGATTGCAGAAATTTTATCCTATTTAAAAATTCAAGATCCTGTAGCCTATCAAAAATTATCATGCATTGCCCTAGACTAGAACATTTTGTTCGCTTTAATCCTAACGGCACAGTTAGCCGTTGCGGACACATGGTTGATGCACCGGAGTTTAACACACTTGAAGAAATGGACGAAAGTCTTTGGTTACGAAATGTAAAATTATCCATGCACAAAGGTCTCTGGCCAAAATGGTGTGAAAGATGTAAACAAACAGAACAGTTAAATCAATCTAGCATCAGACTAAACGCCATTGAATTTGATAAGATACAAAAACAAGAAGATTACCTAACTATTGGTGGAGTACTAGACAATGTGTGTAACAGTGCTTGCTTGACTTGTAATGAAAATCTTAGTACATTAATTGGCGGATTGAAAAGTAAAACATATCCTATAGTAGACAATTCGAATAAATTTTGGGATTTACCAATGGATAGAATTGTACATTTAGATATCAACGGTGGTGAACCTAGTGCCAGTAAAAATTATAAACATATACTGGCAAACTTACCCAAAAATATCAAGTCAATCAGACTTAATACAAACTGTAGTACAGTATTAGAAGAGTTAATACTGTTAACTAATCGTGGGGTTCGTGTTACTGTGACAGTTAGTTTAGATGGAATTGGGCCGGTACATGACTTTGTGCGTTGGCCAATAAAATGGGATAAGTTTTATGAGAATCTAATGACATACAAAGCAATGCCAATCCAATTAAATTTATGGACTACTGTTAGCGTGTTAAACGTAGATGACCTACCAAATATTATAGAGTTTGCCAAACAGCATAATATAGATCATAGCTATGCTTATCTGAAATTGCCAATTGAATTGGCTGTTGAAAATAAAAATACCCCAGCATCATTGGCATACATACAAGAGCAAAAACGATTAAGAGGTATAGAATGAAACCCTACGCAGAATTAGAATGCGACGATTTAAATATTATACAAAATGATATTTATAATTTCCTCTCAGATCAAACAGAACTAGGGTCTGATGACTACAAAAATTGGCAATTTGTTGAAACTAAAAAATTAATAATTAGTAGCCCTAAATTAGCTAAATTTTTCCTTAGGCATAGGCTACATGTTAAAAATGCTGCAGTAACAGTTCTATATGATGATTTACCTTTGCATCTAGATGCATTACCAATGGTGGCTAAAATTAATATTCCTATTAGTAATACACAGGGATGGGTTAATCGTTGGTATGATGTTAGTACTGAAGAAATAGCAAAGCTACCTAAAACCCATAATCAATTTGGTAGCGAGCAAGAAGATGTTTCTAGTTTAGATGCTAATACATTACGAGTGTTGTCAGAAATACACGACCTGGCTAAACCTATTGCGTTTCATTCTAGGATTCCACATAGCGTTATTAAACTAACAGCAACAAAATTACCAAGGATAGTGGCTAGTTTTACTTTTTTAAACGATCCAATACATTTACTAACATGAAGATAGCAATCACCGGTGGTACCGCAGGCATCGGGTTATCACTAGCAACCATATTTGAAACTAACGGACACGAAGTAGTAGCACTAAGTCGACGTAATGGTTATAATATCCGTAGCTTGCCCAAGGTAGCTAGTATGATTGAACCGTGTGACATGTTTGTAAACAATGCCCAGGTTGGCTTTGCACAAACAGAGTTATTATTTGAAGTATGGCGTCGTTGGCAAGGACAAACTAAAACGATTGTAAATATTAGTACGCAAATGACTGATTTTAATCTGCCACCTAAGCAAGAATGGGATGAATATTTGGTACAAAAGAAAGCATTAGAAATAGCAGACGAGCTATTAACAGAACGCAATATTTGGCCCAGACAGATAATGATCAGACCTGGTAATATAGCTACACAACCAGGGCAAGAACCCCCGTTATACCAAGACGTGGATAACTATGCTCAAGAGGTATACGAGTGGATAATAAAGAATATTTAACTAACAAATCATTTTGTCCTATACCCTGGACAGGTTTTATGTACAATTCTAACGGTGACGTTATGAATTGTATTCGTAGTCAACGTGCTATAGGCAATCTTAATAACAACTCGTTAGCAGATATATTGCAGGCAGATATTCAGACCAAAGAGAATATGTTAGCTCATAAACCTGGGCAAGGATGTAATGGTTGTTATAGTTTAGAGACTAACAAAAAAAGTTTTGATATCATCAGTGACCGTGTATTTTATCTTAAAGAATTAAAAGAAGTAGACAAACAGCTATACGACAAGATAGATAATTTTGAATTGCACCAAGTAGATGTGCGATGGAGTAATGTTTGTAATTTTGCCTGCGTGTATTGTAGTCCAGAATATTCTAGTAAATGGGCTACTGAGCTCAAAGAAGAGATAGTACAGCCATCAAGTGAGCGTGTGGCCGAGTTAAAATCTTATGTATTTGACAACGTAGAAAAGTTAAAACATGTTTATCTAGCCGGTGGTGAACCATTGCTAATGAAGGAAAACTTAGAATTGCTGGCCTTGTTAAAATTAACTAATCCTAATGTAAATTTGCGTGTTAATACAAATTTAAGCAAAGTTGATACCAAAGTATTTGAAGCAGTGTGCGAGTTTCCTAATGTTCATTGGATTATAAGTATTGAAACAGTTGAAGAGCAATTTGAATACATACGCTACGGTGCTAAGTGGAACGATTTTACAGATAATTTAGATATCGTTCGCAAACTAAATCATAAAGTAAGTTTTAATATGCTGTATTTTTTATTAAACTACTCTAGTTTGTTTAACTGTATTGAATATCTACAAAACTGCGGGTTTCATAATAATAGTTTTATCATTGGAGCATTATCAAATCCAGAGTATCTAAACATAAGACATTTGCCTGAGCATGTCGTTAATGATCTGCAGACTAAATTGCAAACTATGATCAACACCAAGCCAGGGTACTTACTAGAAGATAGCCTAAAAAATTTACATTCATATATGAAAACACCATTTAATAAACAATTAGCTGGCAGTATCCGAGATCTTAAAATATTAGATCAACGTAGAGGATTAAACAGTGAATTAATTTTTCCTGAGGTATACTCATTTGCATAAAACATTTTGCCCTGCTAAATGGGATGAGTTATTTGTAAATCCTGGATACAGCTATGTTTATTCATGCTGTAAAAGCTCTCCTGTGAAGTTTTATAACAAAGATCAAATTCCTACAATATTAGATGAACAAAAAAATAATTTAATCAACGGAATACAAGATCCAAGTTGTGATTACTGCTGGAATTTAGAGAACCAAGGCTTCACTAGCAGAAGACACGAATATCTGACTAAATTTACAGGATCAATGGATGAGTATGTTAATACCAATCCTAAGGCCAAATACGTAGAAATCAGTCTAGGAAATGAGTGTAATTTTCAATGTGTGTACTGTAACCCTAAGTTTAGTAGCCAATGGGAAAGTGACGTCAAAACTAAACCGTATAAAATCTTTTCTGACAAAGACTTTTACAGTCTCGATGATAAAAAGCCTAGTGATCTAGATGGTATTATTAAATGGCTCATTGATTATAACAAAATCGAAATCCTTGCTGTATTAGGTGGTGAACCGTTGCGCCACAAAGGATTTTTTAAATTGGCAGGAAGTATCCCTAGTAGGAAACTTTTGTTGAATACCAATTTGTCTTGTCCTACTGCTTCGATTGATCAATTGCTATCATTATCAAGCAAATACGAAACAATTTATATTGGTGTTAGTTTAGATAGTACAGAAAAGTTAGCTGAATTTACCCGATACGGAATGGACTACAGCAGTATAGCAAACAATATTAAATATCTGGTTGCTCGTGCACCTGACAATGTAGTTATTACTATTCAATCATTGATGTCATCGATAACTATACAAGATTTAAATAATATGGCAGAATTTTATAACGAGATTAAAGTAATACGCCCAGCACTGCGTTGGGAAATGAATTACTGTCGTGATCCAAAAATTTTTACATTTAGCACACTTAAAGATCAATATAAATCTGAAGCAATTGAGAATTTATTAGCTATCCAAAATAAATGGGAAGTAATAGGAATAGATTCAATTATTGGTGCAATAAAAGTTGCTAAATTTAATAATACGTTGTATAATCAAATGAAGCACTTTTTAACTGAATTTAGTACCAGAAAGAATTTAAAAATTCCAATTGACTTATAATTTGCAATTAAAGACTTTAATATAATATATCCAGGAGAACATTATGGCAAAACCATTCGATATTAGTAAATTTAGAAAGAGTATTACCAAAAGCATTGAAGGCTTAGGTATTGGATTTAACGATCCAACTGATTGGATCAGCACAGGCAATTACACATTAAACTACTTACTATCCGGCAACTTTGAAAGAGGTATCCCGATGGGTAAAGTAACTGTATTTGCAGGAGAATCAGGCGCAGGTAAAAGTTTTATCTGTAGTGGTAACATTGTTAGACATGCACAGGAACAAGGCATTTATGTAATCTTAATTGATACAGAAAACGCACTTGACGAAGCATGGTTGCACGCACTTGGCGTTGATACCACAGAAGACAAATTACTAAAACTTAATATGGCTATGATCGATGATGTGGCTAAGGTTATCAGCGACTTTGTTAAAGAATATCGCACATTACCAGAAGAAGACCGTCCAAAGGTATTGTTCGTTCTGGATTCACTGGGTATGATGTTAACTCCAACAGACGTTAATCAGTTTGAAGCAGGTGAGATGAAGGGTGATATGGGTCGTAAACCTAAAGCACTTACAGCACTTGTGCGTAACTGTGTAAACATGTTTGGTACATTGAATCTTGGATTAGTTTGTACTAATCACACTTATGCAAGCCAAGATATGTTTGATCCAGATGACAAGATATCAGGTGGGCAAGGTTTTATCTACGCTTCGAGTATTGTTGTTGCGATGCGTAAACTTAAACTTAAAACAGACGCCGATGGTAACAAGACTACAACAGTCAACGGCATCCGTGCCGCTTGTAAGATCATGAAAACTAGATATGCTAAACCATTTGAGTCAGTTCAAGTTGAGATTCCATATGAAACTGGTATGAGTCCATACAGCGGATTAACAGACATGTTAGAAGCTAAGAGCTTACTGGCTAAAGAAGGTAACAGTTTAGTTTACACATTTGCCAATAAAACAACTATTAAACAATTCCGTAAGGCTTGGGAACGCAATGAAGACGGTTGTTTAGATAAGGTCATGAAAGAACTTAGTTCTAATGTAAATCTGCTAAGTACTGAATCAAAAGTAGTTGAGCAAATAGAAGAGGAGACAGCAGAATGAACATTGAATTAGACGTCTTAGGCGAAATATGGTTAACTTGTAAAGAGTATATTAATCCCAAAGACAAACAAGCAGCTGCTGATCATGTGATCAGTGTAATTGCTGATCACAATATTACCGAGACGGAACTTAAGACGGTTGGTGGTACTGATAGCTATCTTAAACGTGCAGTTGAAGAGTATTTAGGTGAGGAAATAGACGCAGACGAAGAGGAAGATCTCGACGGAAGCGACGACTATTAATGAGTGAAAGAGATTATTATTGTTCGATGAAATTTCGTATGATGAAAATCGATACGGAACGTAAACTTACGTATAATTGTGATCCCGCAACTCCGCAAAATATTAACTTTGAATGGTTGGAAAAGAATCCCGGGCAGTTATTTAACACACCTCTTGTAGTACAAGAACGACAATTGATGTTAGACAATAAGCGTAATACAAGTTGCGAAAATTGTTGTTTTCAAGCCGAAGATAGTGGAGCCGTAAGTCCTAGGATACTACGCCGCGGTTATAATAAAACTCACGATGAAATCTACACTCAGCCTGAGGTTATTGATTTAACTATTGGTAGTGACTGCAATCTGACCTGTTCTTATTGTGTAAAAGAATACAGTAGTGCATGGCGTAGAGACCTGTTAACTAACGGAAACTATGATCTTAATACTGCTGACGATAGATACACTATTAATATAAAAGATCAAATAGTAGACAAAAGTAGCCAATCTGATAGATTAACAACACAACATTTTCAAACTTTATTAAAAGAAATAAAATTGATGGCCGGATCACTGAAAACTGTAATCATTACAGGTGGCGAACCTCTGTTGAATAATTCATTATTAGATATACTAGACAATCTGGCAAATGTTCCTGACGTTGAAATATTTACAGGGTTGGGGGTGGATAATAAAAGGTTTACTAGACTAATCGAACAATTACCACAGCGTCCTAATGTCAGGATAACTATTAGTGCAGAAGCTACTGAAAAGATCTACGAATTTAATCGTTACGGCGCACAATGGACTGATGCTCTTACAAAAATACAGATTTTAGAAAAGAACAACATTAAATATAGATTCCGTTCTACTCTATCTAACTTAACAGTCGTTGACTACGGTAAATTTAAAAAAATGATAGGTAAACATGAAGATGAATTTGATTTAGTTTATCAACCCAACTTTATGGCAGTGTATGTATTGGACGATCATACCAAACAACGTGTAATCGACGATCTGAATGCGTATGATACTCCTGGTAAAGATCAAATAATAAAAAGCATTCTAGTAGAACCTACAGAACAACAACGAATTAATATTAGAGATTTCTTAAAAGAATTCACTAGACGTAGACCCACTCTTGATATTACAATATATCCTAAAGAGTTTTTAAATTGGATTGAATATGTGGTATAGTCGTGTAGTTGCAAGTTTAGGCAGTATTCCAGACTTTATAGATCACTATGAAAAAGAACTGGATGACGCTAAAACAGAAGTTGGGGTCTATGGCAACATAGAAAAGAATCTTGCTGGCCTGCCTGGCATTACTGAACGACGCTTTAATCAATTACAAGAGATTGAAGCGGTACTCAACTATCTAAATATTCAACTACGCAAGATACGTACTAAACACTTTAAGAAATATTTAGAAAACTATCAACGTGCTCTGACAAGTCGTGATGTGGAAAAATACGTAGACGGTGAAGATGAAGTCATCGACTTTGAAACTATTATCAACGAGGTAGCACTATTGCGTAATCGTTGGTTAGGCATCATGAAAGGCCTTGAAAGCAAAAACTTCATGCTAGGACACGTAACACGTTTAAGAACAGCAGGCATGGAGGACGCATCAATTGGCTAATCATAATCAAAAAACATTAAATCTTATCAATGGATATGATACATTCTTAGAAAGTCTACGTACTATCTGCGACATGGGCTGTGGATCTGGCGGAGATATCACCTGGTGGGCAATGTTAGAAAGCAAAGATGATCCACCAGAACCATACAACTATAATTGTTTCGCTGTTGATCGAGATGCAAATAAATTAAGTCAAGTTCCTGATCTCACAAACATTAATAAGATTAATAGAGATTTTACTGATCGGCGCATTATTCCTGTTAGTGTTGATCTAATGTGGAGTCATGATAGTCTACAATATAGCCATAATCCATTGGAAACACTACGATTTTGGAACGAACAGATGACGGTTAATGGCATGTTAGTTATACACGTTCCGCAGAGCAATGGCGTAGAAAATAATAGATACTACAGTAGAACCTACAATAATTGTTATTATAATTATACTCCTACCAGTTTAATGTACATGTTAGCGGTTAACGGGTTTGATTGTCGTGATGCGTATCTATTAAAACAGTTTAGTGACCCATGGATACAGATAGCTGTATATAAGAGTAATGTTGAACCAATGGATCCTAAAACTACTTCTTGGTTTGATTTAGCTGATAAAAATTTATTACACCCAAGCGTAGTACAAAGTATTAATAAAAATGGTTTCTTAAAACAAGAAGAAATTATTATGCCGTGGTTGGATAAAGAAAATTATTACATTGATTGGATCCCACAACAGACGGTGATTCCGGAAGAAGCTGGTGAACCAATGGTTAATGGTATTTTTAATAAAAATATCGATGCTAAAGAATCTAAACTTAAACAAGCAAAGGCAACAACTAAAGAAACAACTTTGCTTACTCCTGTTGGCATAACACGCCCACCTAAAGAAAGATTCGTAAAGTGATTAATCGTGTGGTACTGTGTACTGGTGGATTTGATCCTATACATTCAGGACATATCGAATACTTAAAAGCTGCCAAGGCTTTTGGTAATATCTTAATAGTGGGGGTCAACAGTGACGCCTGGCTAACACGCAAAAAAGGTCGTGCTTTCATGCCCGGCCCTGAGCGTGTTGCTATTATTGAAAATCTTAAATTCGTTGATGGGGTTATCTTGTTTAACGACGATGACGATACTGCTTTAGAAGCCATACACAATGTTAAACAGCTATATCCTAATAGCCAGATCATATTTGCCAATGGTGGAGATCGTACCCAAGATAATATTCCTGAAATGAAGGTTAAAGATGTAGAGTTTGTATTTGGCGTCGGTGGCGAAGATAAGAAGAATAGCAGTAGTTGGATTTTAGAAGAATGGAAAGCTCCTAAAACTATCCGACCCTGGGGATACTATCGTGTCATACACGAAGTACAAGGAACTAAAGTAAAAGAACTTACTATAGAGCCAAAGCATAGTTTAACCATGCAACGACACTTTGATCGTAGTGAATATTGGCACGTAACAGAAGGCCGTTGTGTGGTAGCGATCGAAGCAGATAATAACAAAGGTTTCCAAGAACTTGGCACACACAATGGATTTATTATCCCAGAAGAAACCTGGCATAAATTAAGCAATCCCTATGATGTACCTTGCAAAATAGTTGAAATTCAGTACGGTATTACCTGCGACGAAGATGATATAGAACGTAGATAAATACTATATCATGAAATTAAATGAACTGCAATTACCACGATATTCGCCACAACAGATCGATTCAGTTAAACAACAACTGAAAACATTGGTTGCTAATGCATCTACTCTGTCAGATGCTAATCCAGCTAAAATATTAATTAACAAGTTGTTAAGCACGATATCAATGGCTGGAAGTTTAGCTGAAGCTATTGCTAAAGGTACAGCATTAAACACAACGTTTCAAATTATCGATCAATTGTTTATAAATCCAATAGTCCAAGCTGAATTAGCTAAAATTAATGAGTTAATAAAAGTTGGTGCTCCGTTAGTAGAAATTGAAGCTAGAAAAGAAGCCATAGCTAAACAAGTGCATACGACTCCCGCAGTTAAACAAGCAGTAAGAAGCCACGAAACTAAGATTAAACTAGATACACAGGGACAGATTGGTAAACTAGATGCCGACATTGAATCAGTAGCCAAGGAATTCGCAGAAAGATTTGGTGTTAAATTAAACTGGGCACGTAATCTAGTTGGTATGTTTAGCATCAAGATCAGCAGAGAAGATCGTGTAAAATTCTTAAAAGCCTGCTTGGAAGGCAAAGCTATTAGCATAGATGAAATGATACGTAAAAAAGAAGGTAGTCTTGATGATCTCATTACTTCAAGTCCTCCGACGATCCGAGAAGTTTTCAAAAGCATCAAAGATACCCTATTGGATATCAGCCTAAGTACCGGGCAAAGGGGCGCAACTGGTCCTTTTGAAGCCATGCTGGCTATCATGGGCGGAGCCACTAAACCCGGCACAGGTGAAGGTGGCGACTTGGTTTATCGAGGTAATAAATTTGAAGTAAAATCCTGTAGTGTTTCTATTTCTGATGGTAAGGGTGGAGAAAGCGGTGCCTGGTTAGAAGCAGGCCCAGCTGGCGAAGTTGGTGGGTCTAAATTAAGAGCTATAGCTAGAGAATGGCTAGAAAGTAACGTGCCAGAGATCCTATCCAACAAGAAAACAAATGAATTATTTCAGGCCAGCGATTTCTTAAAAGGTAACGAAAACAAAGGCATACAAAAATTAGCAATGTTATTAGAAGTATTAGAAAAACGTAAAGCTAATCTGTCAAAGAAATTTTTATCCGCAATAATGCTGGGATTCTTCCCCTCAGTAGGTAAAGCACCCGGATTTGATTTTAATAAATCAATTGATAACATACGATCAGCTATATTTAATTCTGATCATCTAGCTGTAGGTAAAGAACAAGGCATCATGGCATTAATCGAATACCATATGGGCAAAGGTAATGATGGATTTATATTCTTTAACAGCTCAAATCAACAGTATAGAGTAGTAAAAGGTATGAAGGGTATATTAGACCTCGCTAAAAATCCAGCAGGTTTTAATGTATACTTCAACCCTCCGATGAGCATGGGAACCAGGCCCAAAGCTAGCCCCGGTATCTATTACGGCCCAAAAGCAACCAGCCCAGAAGGCAGAGCCTATGTTGCTAAATTTATGTCGGATCCCGTTCGTGCAAAATTAAATGCTAGTGCAACTGAAAATTAGCCTAATTTCTTGACCTCTTCTTAAAATTCTGTTATAATTAATTTTATAAATGGCCCCGTATTGGGTAAGCGGGATTATTAGTATAGAGTTCTCAGCCAATCAATATTATGATATATGCGGACTAATTCTAGATAGCTAGCTTCCGATGGGTCATATGCTACAGTTGCAACTGTAGCGCGAGAACTCTATACTAATAAATGGAAACGTGGCCGAGTGGTCGAAGGCACTTCACTGCTAACGAAGCAAACCGAAAGGTTTCGAGAGTTCGAATCTCTCCGTTTCCGCCAAACATTAGATTTATCGCGGGGTGGAGAAGTGGCAACTCGACAGTCTCATAAGCTGTAGATCGGCGGTTCGAATCCGTCCCCCGCAACCAAGTTTTAAGTAGGGCCTATAACTCAATTGGTTAGAGTGCCGGACTCATAATCCGTAAGTTCTTGGTTCAAGTCCAAGTAGGCCCACCAGGTACGGTGTAGTGTAATGGTAGCACACGGGTCTCCAAAACCCTTAGTCGCGGTTCGAGTCCGTGCATCGTAGCCAAAGTAATGCGGGATTGGTGTAATGGTAGCACAAGAGTTTTCCAAACTTTTAGCGAGGGTTCGATCCCCTTATCCCGCTCCAGTCCGGTGTTAGTTTAATGGATAAAACAGGGGATTTCTACTCCCTAGATAGAGGTTCGATTCCTTTACGCCGGACCAGTAAAAATTGATAATAATAGGAACAAAACATGTCAAAAGACACTAAGCAACAAGAATTAGAAGAATCACAGGCAATAGATATTGCTATGAAAAAGTTTTTAGAAGATGGCGGAGTTATACAACAAATTGCCAGAGGAGTTAGTGGCGCAGAAGAAGGAGTTCCTCAGGCTGC